GAATACGCTGCGATGGCTGGCTTCCTTTGCATTAACATCTAATTGCTTTTCTGCAAGCTTTTGTTGAATGCGTTGCATCAATATTTTTTTATCTAATTTTTCTTCCTCTGATGTATGAATCTCGTCGACAACTTTTGCGATAGTTTTTAAGGCTCCACCTTTACCGCCTAATAGTCCTCCGAGAAGATTAAGCACTATGCTGCTCCGCCTGTCATCCAGCTAATTATCCAGATAACAACGATCGCTACAATAGCGGCCTTAATCCAGTCCTTCATTTTCCAATCTGACCACTCTTTAATATGTGACCATAGATCTTTTAGTAAGTTCATAGAACCTCCTTTGTTAAAGTCGGGATTATACTATTTTACGCCTTTAAAAGCTACTTTTTTAATCTGCGCATTACTTGTCTGACCTTTTGGGCCCGAACCTTTGTTGTTTTTCACAACAAAAGAGGGAAAAGTCATTGCTGCATCTGATCCAACTTTCATTGTTGGAAAAGGATTTTTTGCAGAGACAGTAGTCATTTTTGCATTTTTAAATTTCATTTTCTTGCCTTTCCATAACCGCGTGTAGCTAGTCTACCCGCTAAACCACCTTTGGCAGCTTTAACAACTCCTCTGCCCATGAGAATATCTTTTTGTGTAACTTTGCCATCACCTGATAGATCAGGAAACTTGGATGCCGAACCACCGTCCTTTGCCATTAATATTATATTACCTTCTTGATCTTTTTTTGTTACACCGTGTGGATTTCCAGGCACTTCTTTTCTTGCTGGAATGTCTCCACCGTACTTACCTTTTTTCTTTTTTTTAAAAGGCTTTCCTTGCGAAGCTCCTTGTTTTTGTTTCTTTTTTGAAAAAATATTTGGTATAGGATTTTGTTTACCGCTGTACTCTTTTAAAAACTCTTCTTTTGTTTTCTTTTTTGGCATAATACTTAATGTATAGTTGGTTTTAAAAGATTTAGCAAGTCTCTTGCGTTATGATTTAAAATATTATCATATTCTTGCTCGGTAAGATTGTTATGATATAGCATTTTTGCTACACCCATCATTGCACCCGCTAAAAGTATCTGGTCTTCTTGACTTGTTACACCTGTATCAGCAAAAGTCATTAACTCAGTAAAATATTCTTGTAATCTAACTGTTGCGCTTGTCATTTTGTTTTTCTAGATTAACATTTGCACGTAATTGTGCAATATCTTCGTTAGAATCTATCTTATCTTGTGCTATTTTTGCACTTTGATCGAGTTTTGCACCCTCTAAATCAAGTTTTTGTTGATCATTTTGTGCTTTTCGTTGAATATCTTGTGATTTTAGCTGTAATTCTTGCTGTTTTAATCCAACAAGAGGGTCTTGACCTTGACCTTCCATAGCTTGTTGCTCTTCAACAAACATTTCTTCAATATATTCAGTAACTTTAGTAGCAACTTGACGTTCAATCTCTTCTTGAAACTGTGCTTGAAGATCTGGTGGAAGCTGCCCGCCAAATTTTGCTGCTTCTTGTTCAATTAAAGGTTGATTTTCAGCTTCAACTTGTTCTCTTGCTAATAAAGAAACATGTTCCATGACATGTGCTTGTAATAAAATGGTTGCTTGAGGATTTGAGCGTACCAACATAGAAGACATAAATGTTCTGTGAGCATCAATATGCGCTTGATGATCTTGATTTCTAAACGGAACTAATTTTTGTCCAAGTAAAGCATCAGAATTTTCTAAACCAGGGTCTTTTGGAGCTGGTGTTTTTGGTGGTGGTAAAATAGCATCAATATCTTTAACACCAAGTGATTGATACATTCTTTTATATGCTTCATATAGGTTATGAGACTTAGGATCTGATTGTGCCATTTGTAATTGTGTTTGTGCCAACGTTACACGTTGAGACATAGAAAATATGTTCGGATCAGACACTGGCATGATGTCAACACGTTCATCGAAATCAGATGTTTTAATACTTGGTACAGCATTATCATTTAATGTGTATGGATACTGAGGAGGTAAAAATTCTTTAAATACTTTTGCTAATAAATTAAATTCTGTTTTTTGTGCATAGTGTAATCTTTTATGTATTGCACTCATGACTCTTGATCCTCTTTCGATCAACGCCATTGTTGTTCCTACAGGTGCATTTGCTGCTACACTATCCCCAATTTTTTGATCAGCGATAGAAGCAAAACGTTGCCCTGCTTGTACAACAAATCCTAGTAATTGAAATAAAGTTTGATCCGCCCCTTTGTAAGGTAAAGGCATAAGTCCTGCTCGTAAGTCTCCACTAGGTGCATCTACATCTCTAAACTCACCAGGTTGTATAGGAGAATCATCATCTGCTATACGTAATCCTCTTGCTTTAAATCCTGCTGGTAAATTTGCTAACGTGCCTGCATCAAGTAGTTGTCGAAGAGCTGCTGTTGCTGTTCTTGATAAACCACCAAGCATGTGAATTAACCCATAACCATAAAAACCTAAACCAGGTAAAAATTTGTAATGAACAAAATATTGTTTTTTCTTTTTTAAAGAATCTTTTTCATCATAGTTTCTGTACACCGATAAAATATTGCCAGAGCCTTCATCAATAGTAACAATATAAGGAAGTTTAATTCCATCGGGATCTTCGAAACTCGGTAAATCTAAATCACAGTGTATTTCTAGTAAAGTATATTGATCATTTTTATAACCACTACCAGTTTCTTTTACACCGTCCATTCTGTTAACTTCAGTTTGAATATTGCTCGTATCAGGATCGCTATATTCTTCTAAGTCTACATCACGATAAAAACCCGTTACTTGTAGTTTACGAATATCATTTTCTGTTCTTTTTAAAACATGTGTAACACGTTCCGCTGTAGCTAAATCAGTTGCTGTGTAAGGAACAATTAATTCTTCACTGGGGATAAACTTTGATACAGCTCTTCCCATTGTAGAATCATAGTATACCTTTTTAAAACTAGAGCCTGATAAAGGTAAGTAAAATAACATTTGATCCAAGTCAGGATCAAAATCTTCCATAACATGCATGATTTGATAATTCATGAAGTCCTGCACGCGCTGTGCTTGTTGTTCTTTTTGAGGATCTGCTTTGCCAATAAGTTGTGTTCTTACAGGGCCATTAGCAGGTAATAATTCTTTATATGCTTGCGCTTGAAACTGTGTAACAGTCTCTGATAATAAAGGATGCGTTACACCGCTTGCTCCTTGAAAAGGTTGTGATCTATCTTCATATTTAAATCCAAGCAGTTTTAATCCTTTTGCGTAAGCATCATACCACTCTTCTCGAGAGGAACTATCTTCTTTATACTCACCAATCAAATCAGATGAAATATTTTGCAAGTCTTTTTCATCAATATATTCGGCTAAGTTAGAATCAAATTCTACCTCCATCTGTTCATCAATTGGATTAATTAACGCTCCTCCATCTTCTGTCATTTCAATGTTTTCTACGTTTAATTCATCTTCGGGTGTTTCTATCGTAATAGATTCTGTTTCAATTTCTGTTGGTTCTCCTGTAATTCTTCTGTCTACGGCCATTATGCTACCTCAAATATATCAATATGCTCGACAAGTCCACCTTGTGCTTTGTGTGTCTTATATGGTTCTAGCATTTCAGGAGTAATTTTAATAGCAAAAACTGGCTCCATGTCTTTTTTGTTAGGTATGGCGATAGGTTGAATTCTGTAATTTGGATTTGATACCAGCAGTTGTCTTGCCTGATCTTCATTGGTTAAGGTTGCTACCATATTACCATTTTGATCGGTAACACGGTATTGTGTTGACCCTTTTCCACTTTTTACTTGTACAGGCATTGTAATCATTTCTGAATTATTACTCTGCGCTTGTTTCTTTAATATTGTCTCTATTGTAGATGTGTAATGTTTTGGTTTTCCAAAATTAGGGTTAGTAGCCGCTGTTCCTGAATTATCAATTACATTTGAAACAGAGTTAGGCCCTCCATAAAACTCGTCCATACCAATACCTTTGTATTGTGAACCTCTAAATTCACCACTTCTTTTAAAAACATCAAAGCGTCGTTGTTTATCAGCCGCTCTATCGGCTGCAGATGTTGCAGCATTTCCTTGAAAACTATATCTGTCAATAACGTATTGAGATGGCGACACCGCATAATACGAAGAAGCATCAGGATCTTTCAATACAAACTTTCTATACGCTAGTTCATACAAGTCCTTTTTAATTAAAGCATCTGCCCACTCATCTCTATTCTTAAATGGTAGATCAGGAAATAATCCGTCTATGGCATTTGAATCTATATCAATAAGTTCTTTCATCATTGTATCTAGATTGTCATTTAATAAAGTTGATAGTCTTGATAGATCCGCATCAGTTACTTCTCTTGTTTCAAGATACTTACCAACAATCTCATCTACCTCTTCATCCATCTTTGCTACTCTTTGTGCCAATACATTTACCTCAGCATCCGTTTTCTTTAGTGGTCTAAACACGGATTTATTCTTTTCATAAAAATTCATTGTTGCTTCTGCTAATCTATTAAGCCCTTGTAGATTTGTTGAGTTGCCTTCTTCTTGTATCTTACGAAGAGCCGCGGTCAGTTGTTGTTTACGCATGGCTGCTGCTTGTAATAAATCGGATTGTATCTCATCGGCAAACGTCACACGAACCACGCCGCTCGGATCAACGCCCGATCCTTTAGTTATTTGTTCTTGTAGCTCTCTATTCTTAACAACGAGCTCATCCATTTGATTCACTAAACCTGGGCTTATCTCATCTAATTGATCAGCATACCTTGCTATGATAGATAGTTTAGGAGTATCGCCCCCAAACTCAATTATTATATCATTAATCTCTGCTTGACTAAATCCTCTCTGAGTCGCATATCTTTGTAGCTTGCTTTTTGCTTCAGCATATAAACCTTGCAAACTTCGTTCATTTTTTGTTTTTTCTTTTGTGAGTTTACTTACATTTATTTTTGTTTGTGGTCCTTCTACCTTTGGTGGCACAAAACCATAGCGGTCCGTGAGCCGCGTCCAACCGATCACGTACGTATCTGATTCATTAGGCATACCAAACTCATGACGGAATATTTGTTCACCGCCAAACATTGCGTCTGGATATTCACCTGAGTCACCAGGTAATTTGTTTCTATCTAAATATAAAATTCTTTCTCGTTGACTACCTTCGATGAAACCATCTTTAGCGTATCCTTCATATCGTGTTCTACTCGCGCCATTTGGATTGATCATCTCGGACCCCTGACCTGTTGCGTGTACTCGCATACCGCTGATCGGCGCTGATCTAACTTGTGAAAGAACATCACCCTTAGGTATTGGCATACCCTCATCGTATAATCGTAAAAGAGCATTGATACGATAATCGTCGACCTCGGATTTTTTAATTCTGTTTTTGTTTAAGAAATCAAGGAGCTCTTGTTTATTTGCAAACTGATCAGGTGCGTTTGTCATTGCACGTTCTATGTCTGAATAGAAGACAGACGTCATTGGCTGATTTGTTAATGGTGTAACTTCAATAGGTGTATCTGTACCAATCTCTACTCTTTCATCTGGGGTTGGATCAAAAATATCTTCTTCAGATCTTATTTCTTTTTCTCTCTCCAAACTTTCTTTTTGTTTCTTTGTTGGATTTGATAATTTTTCTTTTGGTGTTGGTATTGGTGCAACCTCATTAACAGGTGCTTTACCAAAAGCTTTAAAGAGAGGTAACATAAGATTTGCAACCTCATATGATCCTTCAGGAAGGTCATTACTTGTTTCTTGAAAAATATCTAAATCGTCTTCTACCATACCACCATAAGCATATCCTTCTGGACCAGAAGTTTCTAGTATTTTTATTGCTTCCATAATTTGATCATATTCAGGAATAGGATCACCCCTTTTTTCTAATTCATCAATAATAGCTCTTAACTTAGTTGATAGCTTTTTTTGTTTTCCTACAGGAACATTATCAACGATTCCTTTTATACCTACATTTGTCATTAGTTGATCTATCTTATCAAATTCAGCAGCATCTCCAGCTCGTAAAGCTTTTGTTGCAGAACTTTCTAAAAAGTTTTGAATGCCTATATTATACGGAGAAATATCCAAATACAAAAAGTCAGGGTTAACACCTTGTGCAATAAACTCTTCTGGATCTATATCCATTAAAAAAGGTTCTTTTTTACTTATACCTTTTGGTGGTGTTAGTTTTGATGATTTAAAAGTATGAGCTATTTGGACGGATGGGTTTTTTATTCCGTATACTCTTTCCAATAAAGGTTTTATTTTAGGACTTACTACTTTTCGTATATCTTCTAGTTTTTTAAAAGAATTAAATAATCGTTGACCAGGGTTAGCTAAATCAGCAGGGTCTCCTATTTTTACATTTTTAAAAAGTTGTTGCATACTTGTCTCAGGCATTGTTCTTGACAAGAACTCATAGAATTTAAATGTAGGATTTTGTTGTATGGAGGCTACATCTTTTTTTTCACTTAAAAAGAAATCAGGTTTTTTCTTTTTATTTTTAGTTGTAACACCTTCTATTAACTCATTAGGATAATTTTTTCTTAACTCTACTTCAACTTCTTTTCTTCTTGCCTCTGTTACTGCAGTAGGCTCTGGAGCTAGTGTGTCCTCATCTATTTTTCTCTGCAATCCTATATATTGTTTTAACTTTGGATTTTTTTCAACTAACTCATCTACAATTTCTCTTTTTCTTGTTGTAGAAATTCCTGCTTTAAAGTCATCAGGCATTGCTTTAGCTAGTTCATCATACAAAACAATTTTGTTCATTTGAATAGGTGTATCTATACCTTCTTGTTTTTTACCTAAAAATTCTGTTGCCTCTGAAGCTCTTGTTGTTGCTACCTCATCTCCTGCCTTTATTCTGTCTGCTATAGCACCTGACAAAGTTCTTCGTTTGTTTTGATAAGCCGTTATTTCTTTTAAAAGTTGATCGTCAATATATGGTTTATTTGTTTCAGGATTTATTGTTTTATTCAATCTAACATAATCTTCTCTTATGTTTCTTTCTAAATTAGATCTTTGTAAACCAATTTTATTAAATGATTTTTCAAAAATATTTGTAACAACATTTTGTTCTAAATCTTTTTTTGTAAAATCTTTTTTCTTCGTAAAATAATTTTTAAGATTTTGAGATATTTCTTTTCTTGTTTTTTGTAATTCAGGTTTTGTAACTTGTCTTTTTAATGATGTATCTTTTAAAGGTTTTGTTTGTAATAATGATTCATCAAAATCTTTTATTTTTATACCAGGTACAACCTCTGAATCTTTTACTGTAGGTGCAACAGATTTTTTCTGTTTTGGTCCTTTAGC